AACAACAAGGTTATAATGCTTGGTATGGTTATCAATATCATAAAAAAGAGTGTGATAATTACTCAATTGATTGTTAAATTATATTTTTTATAAATAAAAATTGAAAAAAAAATTATAGTATGCACATTATTTTTAATAATAATGGAACAACTTTTTCAACAAAAAGAATTACTAGAAAAAGAATATTATAAAAAACTAAATGAAGTTGAAGAATTAAAAAATAAAATCTCAAGTATTCAATCTGATATATATCGTTGTTGTGAACATGATTTTAAAAGACATATTGAAACTTGTGCATATCCTGAAACATATTATATATGTTCAAAATGTGGATATGAATTAGGCTATTAAAATTAATTAAAATTGATATTTATTTTTTATTAATTTTTTATTATCTTATAATGATTTCTTGTTTTAAAGAAAATAATGATTTGTATAAAAATATAATTGAAAGATATACCAACCATATTATGGAACTAGAAAAAGAATTAAAGATATACAAAGATTTTCATGATGCTATTATTGAACATGAAATCATAACAAAAAAGTTTTTACAATATGAAAATACTATTCAAGAACTTTTATCAGAAAATAATTCTTTACGTAGGAGATTAATACGTAATTAATTATAAAAATACTATTAAATTAAATTATTTTATTAATTTAGTAGTATTATATATTATGGTATTAGACGAAGAACAATATTATATATCATGTAGAACTGACCGTTATGGTTCTAATGCTATACCTTGGATTGCTGCTATTTATTTATCTTATATTTCAAAACGAAAATTATTTCATAATACTCATCAAGATAAAATTAAAGGGTCTAATAGATATAAAAACACAATTATTTATAATTTTTTATTAGAAAATTCTGAAACAACTGAAAAAAAAAGTATTATACGTAATGATTTATTATGGAATGGAACTTTTGATTCTAACTGGATGAAAAAAATTAATATTAGAGGTAAATCAATGGAAGAACAAAGATATTATCATTGGGGACCTTATCAAATAATAAAAGAAATATATAATTATAAAGATGAATCATTTCCTGAACAATTTTACAATAGCGAATGTTTTCATAAGTTAAAATCAAAATTTCATGAAAAATACGATATTATGTTTAGAAATAATTACGATTCTAATTCAATATGTAATTCTACACTTATACATTGTAGATTGGATGATACTTGTAAAGGACAAAAGGGTTTTGTTTATCAATGCTTTATAGGAAAACAAAAACTAATTAAACTAATAAATCATTGTTATAAAAAATTTAAATGTCCTGTTTATTTAATTACAAATAATGATAAATCTGATAAAGACTTTTTAATAGATATAATGAAAGAATGCAGCCAAGATATAATTAATAATCAGAAACAAATTAGCAATTATATTATTGGTAATGATGATGTAGAATTTGATATATACATAATGATGAAATGTAAAAACTTAATTATGTCAATTACAACATTTCCTATTTTATCAGCATTACTTCAAGATAATACAGTATACTATACAGATGAACATTTCTTATTAAAAACTGTATTATGTAAAAAAAAAACTGACAGGTTTAAGTTTCTAGAATTTTAAATGTTTTAAATGTTTTAAATGTTTTAAACAATTGGAAATGATGGTTGCATTGCAATACCACAAACACCTTCATCATTTGTACTACTGCTTTTTTGAATTTTTACATAACCATCTTCCCCCCATGAACTACCCCAACTATTTTTTACCAACCAATATGGAATATCACTTTCTTCACCATACCCTACTATTAATACACCATGGTCTAAATTTGTTCCACATGCATCACTTGTTATTACACCACTAGTATATAATTGAAATGTACGTGTATCTGCTTCAATAGCTACTGAAACTGGTCCTTTTGATACTGCTTCTGCTAATGAAACTTGGTCGTTTGGTGGAACATCATTACAATTTTCAAAAGATGCTACTATATCACAATTCATACATTCACCTTGTTTTGCATGATACGGATATTCTTCTTCACTACACATACCTTCATGAATTGCATAGTTAAAAGCACCATCCATAAGACCTCCATTACAACCATGATTACCATATTCAAATGTTGATGAACAATCTACTAATTGTTGTTCAGATAATGATATTAAATTATCTTTTGCTATTGCCCATGCACCTTCCATTGCTCCACTTGCACTAAATGACCAACATGAACCACATTGTCCTTGGTCTTTTACACTAGATACTTTATTATGCTCACGCCAATCTATTGATTTTGGAATATTATCTCCAGTTGGTTTATATAAAGAACAACTTCTTGAAATAGAAAAATCTTTCAAATGATACTCACTAAACTCCTTTTCTGTCATATCTGCAAACTTTGTTATTCCTAATGTATAATTGGATTGTAAATTATTTATTTTTTCTATAAACATCATATTTTCTGAAAAAATCTCAAAACGTTTTTCAAAAATTTCTTTACTGTGATACAAAGGTCTGAATTTTTGTATAAAATCATAAAACTTCTCCCAGTTATTTGCGTGTGTTAATGTAAATAATGTTAAAAAAATGGTATACAACATTTTATAATTGTATTACAATTATCCTTTTAAGTATATTTTATAATTATTTTCTATAATATATATACCTTATATGAATATACCAAATGATTTATTTTTTTACATTTTATCATTTATTAATATAGAAGAATTGCACAACTATTTTTGTAAAAAAACCTTTATAAATTTTGTTAAATACAAATTCAATATTAAACACCTATATGCAAATGGAATATATAATAATTTATATAATAACTGTTTTTTGTGCGGTTATCAACTTACTACTAGTTTTTTAATGAATTTTTGTTCTTGTTGTAATATGATTATAAATAAATATCCTATGATATGCAATTTGTGTTCTAAAAAATATCAACCTAAAACATATGGAAACCTAGTTCATGCAAATTGTATAAACTGTAATAAAAAATCAATACATTTAAATATTAATTTCTGGTCTTAGTACTTATTTTTAAAAGCATATAAATTTATTAATATAATTAAATTATAATGAATCTACTTATATTAATTTTTTTCACAACATATTGCTACGCAAAATATTCAGTAAATCATTCTATTCAAACGCCGTTTAAAAATGAAAAGGAACTAATTAACTTTATTAGCTCTACTGAATTTTTTATTAATTATTTAGAAGAAGTTGGAAACGAAAATACTACATTTACTCCATCTATTCAAGATAAAGTTATATTAAATAATCCTCAAGAAATAGAATATATTTCTAATCCAAATATTACATTATTACCAAAATTATTTAAAAAAGTTAAGATAAAACAAAATTGGAATAGAAATGAAAATAAATTTATAGGTAAAATTAATTCATTTTACATTAGTTTCCATTTAATAATTACTAGTGAATTTTCAGATAATATTTTAATGTTAAATTTCAATGCCACTATAGATAATAAACTATTTTTTGTTCCAAATATTGCATTAAAATACGCATTACAAGATTTTGGTAATATTTTTCATAAAATTATCAAAATAAAAAATTTAAATTGTTATTAATTAGATATCTATTTTCTAGTTTTTCTAGTTTTTCTAGTTTTTCTAGTTTTTCTAGTTTTTCTAGTTTTTCTAGTTTTTTTATTTTTTTTTCCACCTTTTTTATCTTGTTTTTCTTTTTTTTCTTTAAATGTTTTTGTCATTCTAAATTGTCTAAGATCTTTTAAGTCTTTTATATCTTTTTCAGATAAGTTTTTAACATTATGGGAAATGTGTTCCATTCCTAAACTTTTATCTTTACCTTTATATATATCATCAAATGTAAAATCATCAGGACTATCTTTTTTACTATTTTTTTGACCACCCTTTCTTGTTTTTTTTCCTAAATTTTTTCTAGAGTGTTTTTTGGAATATTTTTTTTTCATTGTTTTTACCATTATATTATTTATTGAGAATAAAATTTATTTAACTCCCAAAATATTGTTGTTTTTGTGCCTTCCATAAACTATATTGGGTTGTTAATGGATTAATTATCCTCAAAAACAAAAATATCATTGTAAAAATAATAACGTGTTTTGTATATTTGGAATTTTCTGAATAAAAATATAATATTAAAAAAAACATAATTATTATAAATAAATGACATGCTAATAAAGAAGTTTCTAGAAAATTCTTACATTCCATACCTTTCTTAAAATCATTATTTAAAAATTGGAAAAATACCATACCAGATTTTCCAGATGGTTCAAAATAATATTCGTAAAAATCTTTACAGTTATATTTTTTCATTATACTATCAACATAGTGCTGTGGAAATAAAAATATAATAGGAAAACTACTATAGCATTTAAAGGAGTAAAATGGTTGGTATTTTATTTTTTCTGCTTTTTCATAATTCCATGAACCTTTATCAATTATTAAATTAATATTTTCTACTAATTCTACACTATCTGTGCTTTTAATATAAGCACCGCCTCTTGCTAATCGTAAACCAACTTCAATTATTTTCTCTCCTCTATATTGAACATTTACCACACCAGTAAAGTCATTTAAATGTGTTTTAACCCAATTTGTAGATTTAATAGGTGGTTTATTATCAGGTGATATATATTTCCATTCATCTATAAAACCATTTTGCTTATCTGAATATTTCAAAGACATTTGATATACTATTTTTCCATTATGCAAAATATAATCAGTCATACCTTCAGTTTCATCTATAAATTCACTCCACATCATATCTTCATCTTCCTTAAAAGGAATCAAATCTTCATATTTTTTTATTTTAAAACAATTTTTACTAGTTGCTGTTTTATGACCCCATCTAGGTTTTATAAAAATAGGATATTCAATATTTGATTTTGGTTTTATATCTTTTAATAAACCACAAATAAGCCCTTGAGATTTACAAATCCATAATTTATCATATACAAAATTATGCTTAGGATATTTATGATATGCAGTTAAATCATACATTGGTAATTCTTTTGAAAACTTCATATGTGTAAATGGATCTAAATATGGATTAAAAATACCCCAGAAATCACACCATTGGTCTTCATATTTTAATATTGCATTTAAAAAAGTATTCTTTTTATTTTCTGTAGTCATTTAATATATAATATTATTATTTTAATTGCCTAAAATTTAAAACCAAAAAAAATATAAATATCATTTACATCTTATTTTAAAAATCAAAGTACTTGAAAATCTTCAATATCACTTTCAATATCTTTATTTTCTACACAATCAATTAATTTTTTTGTCAAATTATCATTTATATTCAAATTTTTATTTAAATTATTAATCATTTCATTATTACAATTATTATTATTATTTTCGTCTTCATCATCAGATGAATCAATTATTACTGTATGTTCTTTTTTTGGTCTTCCTCTTTTCTTTTTTGGTGCATTTGGGTCAACCTCTTTTTTTTCTTTCTTTTCTTTTTTTTCCTTTTTTTCTTTTTTTTCTTTTTTTTCTTTTTTTTCTTTTTTTTTTTTTTTTTTTTTTTTTTTTTTTTTTTTTTTTTTTTTTTTTTTTTTTTTATTTTCTTTTATTTTTTTTT